CAGCACCCGTCCGCCCATTGTGGATAGCGAGGGTACACCTGTTACGAATGAGAACCTCCCATTGTATAGTGGCTCTAGTGTTAAGTTTGCCTGTTACCAGAAGCCTTACATCCTGAAGGATGGTGTCACGTATGGCACATCCCTGAAGCTTGTCGGTGTGCAAGTGGTTGAGCTTGGTGGTGGCGCTGGTGTTGAGACTAGCGGCATGGATGCTGAGGATGTTGCTGCATTGTTTGGTAAGACCAAAGGGTTTGTGGCAGGTGAAGAGCCTGAGATTGAACCTGCTGGTGTCAGTGAAGACCTGGAGGATGAAGATTTCTAGATCTGATAAAACTCTCTGCTCTGTTTGTTCCGTACCTTTAAATACAGACAATGCTTACCGGAATAAGCGGGGTTACAGAGGCCTCGATGCTCGGTGCAAGTCTTGTAGAAAAGAGCAAGCTACGGAGTGGTATAAGAACAACGACTCGACTGAGATAAGGCGTAGGGACAACATTAAACGAAGACTACAGAAAAGAGCTTACGGCTCTGGCCGCAGAGCAAAAATGCGTAAGGTCAAACTGACTGATGGCGAAAAAATGTTTCTCAACGAGTACTATGTAGTAGCACAGGAGCTTACTGAGAGTACAGGCATCCCACATCACGTCGATCACATTCATCCCCTTTCCAAAGGTGGTCTACACGTACCTTGGAATCTTCAGGTCTTGACTGCCAAAGAAAATCTATCTAAAGGAGCAAAGTTCTGATGGCATTCCGTTCCAAGCTTGAAGAAAAAGTTGCTGGTCTTCTTGTTGAGCTTGGAGTGAAGTATGAGTACGAAACAGTTAAAGTACCGTATGTCATCGAGCATGTCTATACACCAGACTTCATTCTACCTAATGGTATTCACCTAGAATGCAAAGGGTATTGGGATCCTGCAGACCGCCGTAAGATCAAAGCAGTCAAGACTTTACATCCTGACCTTGATCTGCGGATGGTCTTTCAATCTCCATTCAACACGATCAGTAAACGATCAAAGACTACTTATGCCAAGTGGTGTGAGAAACTCTCTATCCCTTGGACCTCTTACAAAAACATTCCACTCAATTGGTTAATCCCATGACTATGAAGCACAGCTACGGCTCTGTTGGTTTTTACGAAGAGATGTTTAATGACATCCTTGCTAATGTAGAAAACGAAGATGTTGATAACATCTACCAAGGTTTTTTGAACTCACTGGAAGGCTGGTTTAACTATCATGACAATGCAGCACGCAAATATGCAGCATTCCGGCAGCGAGTTCGTGAGGCACTTACCGTGTCCTGAATGTGGTTCCTCTGACGCAAACAGTTTATATAGTGATGGTCACACTCACTGTTTTGTTTGTCATCACCACACATTTGCAGACGGCAGTGAGACTGTACCTACTATGAAATCTAATGCTCAACTCAAAGGATCAGCCGTAAGGTTGCAAAAGAGACGCATATCGGAATCGGTATGTGAGAAGTATAAGATCTACAAAGATGGTGCAGTGTTGCGGTTCCATTACTTCAGTAGTGATGGTGTCCTACTAGGTGCTAAGATCAAGACTAAATCAAAGGTATTTTCATACGAAGGTAATACAGATGGAAGCTTCTACGGACAACATTTGTTTCCCATCACTGGAAAACGAGTTGTCATCACTGAAGGGGAACTCGATGCAGCTTCGTGTTACGAGGCTATGCCGGGGTGGCCGATGGTATCTTTACCTAGCGGTGCCGCAGCGGCCAGGAAAGCGATTCAAAGGAATCTCCAATGGCTCCAGGGTTATGAGGAGATTGTCTTGTTCTTCGACAATGACGAGGCAGGCCGTAAGGCAACGGAGGAAGCAGCAAACGTATTACCACCGGGCAAGGTCAAGATCGCTTACCTACAAGGCGATTACAAAGATGCGTCAGACGCCCTCATTGCCGATGACTCTGAAGCGGTTCGTCGAAGCATTTGGGACGCAAGGTCATACCGTCCAGATGGGATCATTGACGGCAAAAACCTTTTAGAATTAGTTACTACACCCAATCCACCATCCAATCATGACTATCCCTATGCCGGGTTACAGAAACTATTACACGGTATCCGATACGGAGAACTTGTCACAATTACTGCAGGATCTGGTATCGGCAAATCATCTTTCTGCAGGGAGCTTGCGACTACACTTCTACAAGACGGAGGACGGGTCGGCTACTTGGCTCTTGAAGAATCAAATCGTCGGACTGCACTCGGATTAATGTCTTGTGCCGTGGGTAAGTCCTTACATATTGGAGAACATACCCATGAAGAATTATCAGAAGCGTTTGATTCCAGCATTGCTAAGTGGAACCTATATCTTTTTGATGGGTTTGGTAGTTTTGATCCTGATGTTATCTACAATCGAATTGAATACCTGGCTCAAGGGTTAGATTGTAAGGTCATCTTCCTTGATCACCTATCCATTCTATTGAGTGGACTTGAGGGTGATGAGCGACGGATGATTGATACCACTATGACAAAACTACGTTCACTTGTTGAGCGTACAGGCATTGCACTATTTCTTGTTAGTCACCTAAGGCGTACAACATCAGACCAGAACCATGAAGAAGGAGCACGAGTTACTCTTGGACAACTTAGGGGAAGTGCAGCAATTGCACAATTATCTGACGCAGTTATTGGACTTGAAAGGAATCAACAGGCCGACACTGCTGGAAATTGTACGACTGTGCGAGTCCTTAAGAATAGATATTCTGGGGAAGTTGGCGTCGCATGTCAACTGAAATATGACCTTGAAACCTGTCGCTTTATTGAACATGAAAACGAACCCGAATTCAACCTCTCAACAGATTTCTGAGCAGCCTTGGGTTGATTGCCCTGATGGCTTTTGCTCACCCCATCAACAAGCAATGTTGACCCGTCCTAATCCTCCTACACCTGAGATGGTGAAGCGAGCTAAGTTTGTGGACAAGACGTACCAATGGAAGGGTAAGTAATGCTAATCTTTGACATTGAAACTGATGGGTTGTTAAGTGATCTTACCTGCATCCACTGTTTATGTGTCTATGATGACCAAGCCAAGGAAACTTATGTATTCAACGATCAGGGCAATAAACACCCGGTTGTCCGTGGCATACAAATGCTTGATGAAGCAGACTGTATTGTTGGGCATAATATCATTAGTTATGACATTGCTGCTATTCAAAAGCTCTACCCCTGGTTTGGATACCCTGCTGTTTGCATCG